ATATATTCATAGATAATCTGCTCCAGCATCTTCGTACGAACGGAAAGTCGATCCTCCTGCAGGACATGGTACCGCTCTTCGTTGTTAATGCTAAGCCAGGGGGACAGAACACAGCCCACCTCTTGAATCGACTTATGGCGTTCAATCATCCCCGCCATGACCTTCCCTGCATGAAAACGCCCTACCAGATCCTTCAATTCTTCCTTAATTTCATTCAGCTTTCTTCCGGCTTCTTCCTGATTCAGGTCCTCCACATCATAAAGAGGGTTCGTCTTTAAAACCAGGGGCTGTCCTTCCTCCTGAGAAAGCTCCTCAATACTTACTCTATTGCCTGTTGCAACAACTGCATAGCCGTCCTGACTGATTTCCTTGATTGTACCTTCTACCGCTACAGGATACACTTCCTCTTTATGAAGTGCCTTGGTATCCACTTCATTTTTATGTAAAACAGCTAAAAGAAGTTTGTCCCCTTCTTCTACTGTCTTTCCTGCCAAAGTTCTAAAATTATCAATCTGAAAATAGATGGTGGAATTCGGCAAAATCATCATGTTGTAAACCGGTACTACTCGCATAGCCTGTCCTCCTCGTTCCTTATTTTTTTCTTTGGAAAATACCTTTAAAGCCTCCTCCACCTTACCGGCATGCTCCAGCTTGTCTTTAGGAAAATGCACCTCCTCGACTGCTTTCTCGGAAGCTGCAATTCCCTTCTCTTTCGGAATTTCTCTGGAAATGGCAGAAATCATCCCTTTCTTTTTCTCTTTTTTTTCTGCCTCTTCTTTCCTTCCTCTTATCCATTTTTTTAGTGCGTCCACTAATTGATTCATTTTCATACACATCCTCTTAAAAACAGAAAAGAAGCTTCTGCTCTTCTTCCCCGTTTTCGCTTCAATGATATACGGGAGTAGTTATTTCCCGCACTGTATAGCGTCAACAACGCGAAAAAGCTGTAAAGTATCTCCCTAAAAGCCCAAGGAATCTTTCAGGCAATCCAACTTACAGATTTCCATAGCCGTTTCGATAAAGCTATATTTGTTGTTAGCAGTCAAATATATAGAGTGCTAACACTTTTAAAAGAATAACACCCTGTATACAGGGTGTCAAGTTCTTTAGAAATTGTTTATTTCTAGTCCCACTCATGTTTGTTCCGCTTTTCTCTTTTCTGTTCGCGATTAAAATAATATAGGAAAAGGCCGAAGACGGAAAGACTGAAAGAGGTTCCGAAAAAGAACATTCCGCTTTCATCTCCCGTAACTACCTTTCTGGTTACTGTAAAAAATTTGGTCATAATTTTCGGAACTTCTGCAAGTACATCACCCTTATCTTTATGCTCGTATATCTTTGGGTCCTCTCCCGGAGGAGTAGACGGTGCGGGCGGTGTTTCCGGTTTGGAAGGTACGGGTGGAGTCTCCGGCACCTTTGGATCCGGGGGCCTATTCGGGTTAGGCGGCTTTGTCGGATCAGGCGGTCTCGTCGGATTAGGCGGAGTCTCTGTAGTGGGCTCCGGCGGTTTGGTATATTTATTATGAAAAAGGATTTCTCCCTGCTTCACATCCTGCTTTGCAGGATCCGGATTATCATTCTCCGTCACAACAATGGCAGCCGCCAAGTACGGAGGATAACTGTGCCCCATCGAATCTTGCGTCTGTAACCCTACTCTTATTTTCACGGTATACACACGGCTGTCATACTCCATATGCGGATTCGTCCCTGCAATCTGCCGAATGGTATACACATATTTCTCATTTCCCGCAAACGACTCCTCATGAAACTGTATAGCGGGAAATGTAAGAGTCCTTTTTTTATTTTGTGCGGAAAATACGCCCTCTATCGTATCCGGTACGGGCAATGCCGAGGAAGGGCTCACTTTCTCAATAATAAAGCGAAATGTTTCCGCCGGAACTTGTTCTCCTTCCACTTCAGCCACAATCGGTATTTCTAAAGATGCCGGTCTGGGGGCCGCAAAAACCGTAGCTGTATTCATCCATTTTCCAAACAGAAAACAGAAGGCAAAAAAGCAAACTGCCACTATACGAAAAATCGCAAGTTCTCTTTGCACTTCCCTGGCTTTCATCTTGCCTCCCCTCCTTTCCTACTCTTTGAGACCCAAATCCACCTCTCGCATTATATTATCGGCAATATTTTCAAAAATATATATGCAATTTAATATTTATTTATAACGAATATATTCTATTCCCGTACATTACGAGATATCGCTAAAATAGTATTGCTAAAAATTGTATTGCTAAAAATTGTATTGCTAAAATAGTATTACCAAAATAAAATCACTAAAAGCTTTATCCCTCTCGAGGAACAAAAAAAGACCCGAGTTCTTCGCAGATTTTGCTTAAACTCTGGTCTTTTTTGTCGCGGAGATGATGGGATTTGAACCCTTTTAATCATGCGCTATAAACAGCTTAATTTGTGAGTTTTTAAAGATTTGTGACTAATTTTGTGACAAAAATTATGCCTATAAATCCTTAGTCGACAATTTCAACTCGATTGTCTCTTCCTATTAGAAGGGATTTAAAGGAGTCATAGGCACCATCTGCACCTACAAAATCATAGCCGTCACCTTTCGCTTTTCTGACTTTGGCATTGGTCGCCATCAAGCCGGACTTGGTCAAGTAGTACCACTTGCCTTTATCCTGAAGCCACTGTCCGGAAAGCATGCCTCCGTCTTCTCCGAGGTAGTACCAGTCGCCTGCAGATTTGAACCAACCTTTAATCATTCTTCCGGAATCATCGAAAGCATACCAACGGCCGTTGATATAGCTCCATTGTCCTTTTACAGGAACGCCGGACTCGTCATAGTAAAACCAAGACTCTCCTTCCTGCTTCCATCCGGTAAATAGGTTCTTTTGGTGTAGGCTACTAGCTGTATAAGCCACCCAAGAGACGAAGATTTGACACCAATACACGCCGTTCATGCCGTACCACTCGCTATACTTCGTATAGTTGTTCATTCCGGCGTTTCCTAGTTTGCTAAGAAGGTCTCTATTGCTTCCTTTTTCAAGGTATCCAACCTCCAACATGGCGGTATTGATAAATTCGTCCACAGTACAAGTCTCTGCACCAAAAAACGGTCTTCCGAAGCCGTCTATGGTTCTATCCTTTCCGGGGAAGAATGTATAAGTCTTGATGGCCACAGCTCCGCCATTTCTTACCACTCCCGGAGCGGAGGAGGTGTTACCCTCTACGGTCTTGATGATATACTGGCCACTCTTTAGCTTGGTTACTTCAACTACGATTCCTACATGGGCGACTCTATTTTTCACACTACTATAAAAGTAGACTATATCCCCACGCATAGGCTCTTTAAAGTACCGTCTATGCTTTACGAAAAATCCCTTACCATCAACCGTAAAAGATGTATACCCTCCACCCAAAAGCTTCTGCCCTCTTTGGTAACTATTCATTTTTTGCTCCTTTCCAAATAAAAAAAAGGGCAATACATTTCTGTACTGCCCCTAGTGGATGCCGTTGTCCTTATCTTTTTCGTGGAACAGGACTCGGAGAATTGTCTACTCCATTCCCAGTCAATCCAACACCCGGACCTGTAGTCTTATCCGGATTCGGTGCCACTCCCGGGCCGTGTCCCTTATCCTCCTCTCCGACTCCGTGATTGTAGCCAAGAGGTCCTCTGGTGTTATCTACCTTGCCTTTGCTAGGAACGGGAACTTTCTGCTCCTTCTCGTCTTCTCTCATACCATCATAAACTCTGCTTGCTTTTCTACCTGTAATCATAATTTTCTCCTCTCTTAAAAACTTTTTTCAATGTTGGCCAAACTCAAATTCCTTGAAAGTGGCTTGTAGTCTTACTGGCCAACATCTTAGCTCCAATAATTTTTTCAATGTTGGCCAAACTCAAAATTAAAATAGTTGCTTGCCGACCTGATTTGCACCCGTGCTGGCCAAACCGGAAACGATTCCAATTGCAACAGCATTGATAACATCTTTTGCCGGAAAATCGGGCATTGTCATCATGGCGATAACCCCTAATGCCCCTCCGATAACACCACACACCGCAGGGATGTACTTATTATCCAGTGAATCCACTGATTTCCATCCCATGCCTACTAGATAGGCAATAACTGTGATTCCAACTACGCTTCCAATTCCAAAATCCATTTTCTTTTCCTCTCTTTCTTATTTGTAAATATAAAAATAGCGCAGGGACAAACCCTACGCTATCTCGATACCTTTAGGAGTGATTCCTATAAGCCGCAATATTCTTTTATACCTCTTTGCAGCACAGCGGAGAAATTCACATTCCGCTCTTCCGCTATGTCATTTAGCCACTTCGGAATGGTTAGCGTCTTCTTCACAGCTTGATTACTAACCTTATCCCTAATTAAGTCCGGCCAAGCTTCAATAAAATAAACATTCTTCGAAGAATCCTCCGGAACTGTGGCGCTAGGCAAGTCTTTCCCATGCTTTAAATAGGAAAAAAGTAACGCTCCTAGTAAATCTCTAGCATTTGTAATTGCCTCTTCCAGACTATCTCCGTCAGTGAATCCTTCCGGAAAGTCGGTAAACTGTACCTGATACCCCTCTTCATCTTGCGAGATCTCACAAGGATAAAAAATTCTCTGCATACGCAGCCTCCTTTTATAAGTAGCCGGGGCTAGAATTTCAGCCCCGTTATCCTTTCGATACTCGACAATGTTCCGTTCTTCATTACCTTCTTATCACATTTGACAGGACACATCTTCCCATCTTTGTAATAGATTTCATGAGAGCCGGTAGTATGGTCTAAAACCCAACCATTCTTTTTCATTGCCTTAGCTACTTCTCTGTAAGGTATATTTCTTGACATGTCATCCTCCTTACAGAATATATAATACGTGTTATTTAGACGTGTGTCAAGAAGTATTTTACCGTTTTGTAAATGCGGTTATCAGTTTAGGAAATGTACTTTACTATCTTGTAAAATCATGCTTACGAAGCCTTTCTCGATACTGCTCTTGAATGAACGCACTTGTCGCCTCTGTTACATGGTTTTTAAACTCTGCGTGTTCTTTACAGTACCGCTCATAATTATCAATGTCGAGCAGGGTTTGGTCAAAGGTATCTTTGCTGTGAGTTCTTCCTTCTTGTAATTCATCCCCGAAACGAAGAATCCTCACTCTTGCGGCAATCGCTCTCGTCTCATCTACAGACCTTGCGACATCCTCTATTTTGATGCTTAAATCATCCATTCTATCAATAAGTTTTTCTTGAGTCTCTGCAAAGTCTTTTGTGATTAATTTTCCAATAAAGGTAAATAGCATTGTCCAAGGTTTTTTTCCTTTTGGTGCAACCTTTTCTACAAAGGTGATTATGGCAAGAAATATCCATCCGAGCGATTGAATGATTACACCAAAATCCACTAAACTGAAAAAAGCATTAAAATCTATCATTCATCTCTTGCTCCTTTCTCACTTGCCTCTGCTGCAATTTTTAAAATCTCAGCTTCTTGCTCCTTGGTAATCCACCCCTCTGCTACAACTTTGTCTAGGATTTTTTTATTAAGCTTTCCTCTACCGGCCATTCTTTTTAGATACTCAAGCATACTTATTCACCTCCTAAACTCTTAAGTACAAGCTGGTCCAATACCTCCTCCAGCTCTTCGTTTCGCCTCTTCAGCTCTGCAATCTGCTCAGATGGTGTCGGGATATACTCTGCAGGAGCCTCTCCAACACGGACAAAAGAAAGCTTTCCATCCTCGCCACGCATTTCTTTCATTTTACAGTTGTAGAAAGAGCCTTCCTTTACAATTGCCGGCAACTGGACATTCCACTGTGACGATTCCTTAGCATAGGCGGTAGCTCCATAAATCGCTCTCGCCGCCATGTCAGCTTCCGTAGGATTCCCGAAAAGCGTAATAGCCTGTACCTCGTGCTCGCCTGTTTTTTCGTTAGGCTTAATTAGTGCAAAATCTCTTTTCATTTCTCTGATTCTCCTCTCTTTAGGTATATAAAAAGAGGAAGCCTTTTAAAGACTTCCTCCGTAGGAATGTGGTAAATATGAAATTATGTTCCATCATTCATGAGGCTCCCCCAAGCGACGTAAATACAACCGGCGCCACCCGGGCTAGCTACATACGGGCCCGAACTCGATTCGTCATAATTATAGTCGCCGCCACCCGTCGAAGACATTTTATAACCGCCACCGCCGCCACCTAACCCATTAACACCGCAAGCCTTAGCATATTCCTCGGGTCTAGGGGAAGTATTTCTATACAAGCGAGGTGCAAAAAACGAATCCACTGATATGCCTCCTCCGCCTTCCTGTACAGTTTTTAGACTTCCTCCGCCGCATCCCCCTCCCGAATATAAAACACCGTTAAATCCCGTTGTACTGGTATGTTGTCCTATTCCGGCAGTATTATTTTGTGTGGGGCTAACAACATAACCGTGCGGTTGTACATTGCGCTGATAATACATTGCTTGCCCGCCATCTCCGCCATTTATTCCACCGTCTCCACCAATAAAACCGCCATAATACCTACCTTGGCCGGCACCGCCACCACTCCCTCCGTTTCCACCATACACAACAGTTCTCCGAAAAATGGCATCGTTACCGTTTGTACCGCTATTAGCGACCATTCCGGCAAAAGAAGTTGGCGCACCTTGCGAAGACGGAACAACCCAGTTTATTTGTTGCCCGGGCGTGACGTTTAAATATCCAGTTGTAAAGTAACCGCCACCACCGCCA